CTGCCAACATCTTCCAGCAAATAGTCGGGGAGCCTTCTGTCGGGCTGGCTAAATGCCCACGACTCCATCGCGCTCAACAACTTGAGGATGCGCAGTGCTTCTGCTTTAGTCATGTGTTCTTCTCCTTGAGTTTGGCTTCAATGGCTTTCATTAAATCCAACCACGCAACATCAGCCAACCCTAGTCTTTCTCCAATTTCAAAAGTGTCTTCCGCAGTCAGCCCTACCCACTCGCGCTGTGGTGGGGTGGTGAACACTGCGTAACAGCATTGTTTTGCGTTTGATGCATTGCATTTACATGGCGGGCCTACGCATTTCCATTGCTCCTGCGCTGGCTGTGCCAAGGCTGCTTTGATGGCAGTGATGGCTTCGTCCGCTGCCCTTGTCTTTCCTTCGTGGTCTGCATACTCTTCCAACGCATCAAGCGCCAGCTTCAATGCTTCGCGCTCAGTCACAGGCTCCTTGTACACGCTCATGGGGTCAATGCGCTTGCCATCTTGTTCCCACGATGTGCCGTACTTGATGCGGTCTTCGTGCATCTTCTTGTACTCCTCATCAAAGTCAGAATTGATTTTGTCCATAGCCATTTGCCGCTTGGCTGGGAAGCCACCACCCCACGCACCCTGCTTGCGGGCGAGTTCGTCAAACGCTTCGTCTTCAGGTGTTTTCATAGCACTCCATTTTTCAGCGTGATGCAAGTGCCCTCAAGCTGGGTAATCATGCCCCCGCCCTTGAGCGCCATCTTGCGCAAGTTTTCTTTCTGCGACTCCACCGCAACCCGGCACTCGGACTCGCGGGTGAAGTATTTCATTGACTGCATGAACTCACAGTTATCGTTCATGCACACAAACAACAACGGGATGTAGATGACTTGAATCATAGGTACTTGTTCGCACAGATTACGTCGATGACCACCTCGGTGTAGCGGCCATTGACCAGCTTGCGGGCGTAGATGATGCGTGGTCGAAAGTCAGCGCCACGGCACTCGTGCATGGCTTCAATCTGCTCACCACGGGTCAGTGGATGAACGTCTCGCTCCACGACCAAGCTCTGCCCCATTGGCTGCGATGAACAGCCCACTAGCACCAGTGGTGCCAAAACAAACAGCTTTTTCATAGTGTCGCCTTTCCTTCTGCGCGGTCATTCGCGCATTGTGTTCGCCAGATTTCCACACGGGCTTGTGCGCCAATCAAGTCCCAGCGGAGCTTCTCTTCAATCTCCACAGCTTCCCTCAATCCGTCCAGTAGCTGCGTGTACTCGGGGTGCGCGTAGGCGTCCCGCTCTTGTGCTGCAATCACCTTCTCGCCACTGCGTTTCATTAAGATGGCTTTCAGGCTCTTACGGTACTCTTCGATGTAGGTGCGCTCCGCTCTTGCCTTAGCAAACCGCTTGCCGTTGACAAGGATGTAGTCCACCGCTTCATGTGGGTCAACTTCTCTCATTCCATCTCCTCAATAGTTATCTTCAACATGCCACCGATGTCGGGTGCCCAATAAATACGCAGGTCGTGTATCTGCGAGTCATCCTCGTACACCCCGGCGTGGGCCAGAGAGTCCAGCGTGGCCTTCAGGAGGTTGTCTAGGTCGCGTCGGCGGTTGTCCGGGCGGTAAGCCTCCACGGTAAGCTGTAGCGGCCCGTCAAAGTGCTTCTGGGCACGCTGGATAAGCATCTGGTCGGCCACAGCCTTGCGGTATTCCCGACCCTCAGCAGAGATGAGCATCCGCCCGTTGACGGTGCGCCAGTAGCTGTTGACCGATGGAGGCCACGGCAAAGTTACATGTAGCGGCATCATTTGGCTGCGCAAGCATCTGTCATGCGCGTCTCCATGTAAAGCCTGTAATTTTGATGCTTGTCTGTTCTGGATGCGTACTTGCGTCCGCACTCTTTGCAAACATGGCTTTGCTGAACAAGCTGTAATGTCTCGCCTGTTCTGGGGTACTCTCTTATAAAAGTTTCATCAACAACGGAATCAAACTTGTTGATGCACTCGTTGAGCGAACAAATTTTTTCCATTGTTTTTGGGTCAAGCCAAACAATGTCATTTTTCACTTTGGTAAGTTTTTTGAATTTGGTCATTTTGTTCTCACTGACGTTGTTCTGGAATGCGGTTACGAATAGCGTCACCAAGCTCTTCAATGTTCACGCACTCGTCGGCCATCTTGGCGCAGGCTTCGCGCTCAATCAGAATTGCCATCGCCGTCGCCTGCATGGCGTAACCCATGATTTCCTTTTTTACATCCTCCACAGCTTCATTAAATTCCTGTTGGGTGAACAGGGTCTGCGCCTGCTCGAAGATGTTCTTCCTGAACGGGTTTTCTTGCATTTCTTTGCTCCTGTTTCATTAGTCTTACCAACTCGTCAACGGCTGGCTTGCCCCGTGACTTTTCCATTCTTTCCTTGAGGTCGTACCACCAGTTTTGGGCTTGACCAATACCAACCTCACTCACTTTTTTTTGGAATCGTGCTACCCACTCGCGGGCCTCGCACTCCTTCATGTGTTGGATGACCGCTGGGTCTTGCTGTATCCGCACATGGTCTTTCTCCACCCAGATGGAGGTTGACTTCTTAGCGCGGGGCTTTCTCACGCCCGCACCTTTGCAATCAACTCAGCAATACGCCGCTTGTTCTTTGCCATCTGCTCGGCGGTGAGCTTGTTCTCCAGCCGCAAGGGAGATGGCTCGACATAGCTGCGGCGCAACAGGGACAAGAACTGCGGCAAGGTCGGTGGCTCCTCGGGTAGCTGCTCCAATGCACGCTTGATTGTTTCCGCGCTGGTGCCAGCCATCTTGTCTGACCAGTGGTTCATGGCGTTGACCACACCAGCGTCTGCACCGTCAGGCAGAACCTGACCCGTCTTCCACATGTTTAAGAACCGGGTGCCGTAATGGCCCTGCATGGTCGCAAAGACCCGCTGAATCCAGCCTTCAGGTAAGCGCTGCATATGCACCTCGCTCGTCTCCAAAAATGGCCCGTGCTGCGCCCAACTGCGCTGGCTGGTACTTGGGCTGGTCTTTGGTCATCCACTCAGCCTTGAAACCCGTCCAGCCACGCTGGCAGCATGTCTCAAGGGCTTCCTGTAGGCTGATGCCAGCCTTCTTTGCCTCACGCTCAATGCCGCTCAAGGCAGTCTGAGACATGGGGCTTTTCTTTGCGTTGCGCAGCTTGATGAAGTCACGCCATACCGCATCAGAAACGCCGTCAGGCGTTGTATTCTTTGGTTCTTTTACAGGTTGAACTTCCTGTTTTGTAGCCAGAATCTGACCCACCCCCCGGTCAACTTCTGGCCTACCCTCGGTCAGATTCTGACCTACCCCGTTGAGCTTGTACTGGTTCGGAAGCGACACGCCCTCCATCGTCTTGTGGATGATGGTCAAGTAGCCAGCACCTTGTAGGTCGAGCAGGTGCCCCTTGAGGGTTGATACGCCCATCGCGCACTCTTGCGCTAGGAGCTTGTGGGATGGATTGCACTGGCCTGTATGGCCGTTGCTGTGGTTTGCCAGCATCAGCAGAACCAGTTTCTGTCCTGCGCTGGTGCAGGGCTGCTCGATTGCCCATGTCATTGCTTGAAAGCTCATTTGTCACCTTACGTTGTTGGCCGTTACTGGGAGGAGACAAGGCAGGACGGTAACGAAACGTCTTTTCGGGAGCTAACCTAGCCATGTCGCTTAGTGTAACATCAAAATAAATCAGGGCGCAACTCTTTCTTTTTAACAGCCCTGCGGGTGTACTGTTCGATTTGGACAGCAAGGGCTGCACTGGGCCTGCGGGTGCCAGCTATGAGCAGGGCAATCCATGTTTTGGTCACGCCTAGCTCCTTCGCCATTGCAGACTTGGCTCCACGGGGGAGCGGCTTGAAATACTCAACGAGTGTCATTGGGGGAATCCTTTTTTTAACACCCCATCATACCATACAAAAAATATTTTTTGAAAGATGTAGAACATCAAGTTAAACATGCTATAGTGCAGTCCTGTTTAATTTTTTGGAGCCTGTTGTGAGTGAATACGAAGAGCTTGTTTCAGAGAGAGAACAGATGCTTGAAGAGGCCATTGACAGGGCCGAGGCGGGCAAAGCAACGTGGGCTGATTGGAACTTGATTCGAGCAGAGCTTGGTCTTCAGCCCAAACACAAACTTGACTAGGAGTGAAAAATGATAGCGACAGACAGCGGCGGCGGCGACTTTAAGCCCGTACCAGCGGGGATGCACCTTGCACGGTGCTACCGCATCATTGACCTTGGCACCCAGAAGACGGAGTTCCAAGGACAGGTAAAGATGCAGCGCAAAATCATCATGCAGTTTGAAGTGCATGGCGAGGATGACAGCGGCAAGCCCATCCAAATGGATGACGGCAAGCCCATGAGCATCTCAAAGAACTACACGCTGTCGTTGGCCGAGAAGGCCACACTGCGTGCTGACCTGCAATCGTGGCGTGGGCGTGACTTCCGCCCAGACGAACTGCGTGGGTTTGAACTCAAGAACGTGTTGGGTGCGTGGGCCATGATTTCCGTGGTTCAGGCAATGGGCAACAACGGCAAGGAGTACACCAACATCGTCAACGTCAACTCGGTGCCCTCCATCATCAAGTCGGCTGGCCTACCCAAGGGGCATAACGATTTGTTGCTGTGGTCATTGGATGACCCAGACATGAAGGTGTTTGAGACCTTCAGTAACAACATCAAGACCAAGATTCAGGCGTCCCCTGAGTACAAAGCCCGGATGCAAATTCCGCAGTCTCCTCCGCACCGCACCGCACCGCAGCCGCAGCGCTTTGACAGCGGGTTTGAGGACATGGACTCGGATATCCCCTTCTGAGGTGACCCATGCGCGACAAAAAGGACACCTACACACTGAACTTGTTCACGCATACAGCGCAACCTAAGAAGCGGAAGTATGTGAGAAAACAAGTGTTTGGTTCTGACCCAAGAACATTGGTTCGTAAACAAGACCCTGACACCAGTCATGCGGCAGCGCAAGCTGTGGATGCCACGAAGTTGGAGCAAATGGTTTATGAGGCCATTTGCGGCTTCCCCAATGGCTGCATCAGTGACCAAATTCGTTCAATGTTCTCAAGTTTTCCGTATTCCTCGATTACAGCCAGATACCGAGCTTTGTTGGACAAGGGTTTTATTGAAGATACCGGAGAACGTAGGTCTGGCAACTCTGGTCGAGGCCAGCGTGTGATGCGTAAGGCGGATTGATTTACGGGGGAAAGCGGATGTTGTGGCGTGACTGTCTGACACGATGCCACAGACGCAGCGAGTACCCCACCTTTAGGAATTGAAATGGACACTTTTTGGGGGTTAGTTGGCGTGGTCTGGCTTATTGGCTCGTGGCTCACGCACGTTGTGGTGTGTCTGTCTGCTGGCAAGTGGGGGTTCCTGATTGCCGGGGCCATCATCTTTCCTATTGCTTGGATTCACGGCACTGGCATTTGGCTGGGCTTTTTTTAAGGAGACATCATGTTTGGACTTTTGACCAGAAAAGAATGGAAAGCGTACATCGCACATCAAGTAAAGCAAATGGAAGCCGACCGATGGCATTTGGAGAACGAACAAGAGAGGCTTTCCGCCAAACTCAAAGACTTACAAGAGCGCGTTGCCATTTTGGAAGACCGTCACTTGGGTGGCTTGATGACCCCTGAAGAAGTGGAAGCGCAAATGAAAAAGCGCGTAGAGGCAAACCGCTACGCCCGTCAACACTATCGTAAACAAAAGGAAAAAAATGCAAGCAACAGAACCCCGAGCATCTGAGTCACAGCACTGGTACACCCGTGATGGGGTGCCCCGGTACACCGTCATCGGCAAGAACGGCAAGGAGCGCAATACAACGCTCAGAGACGCTCGAACCGAGAATCTGGTGCCATCGGTCACCACTATCCTGAACGTGGCTGCAAAGCCCGCTCTGACGGCTTGGCTGATGAATCAAGTGCTGATGGCCGCACTGACACTGCCAAAACTGACAGAAGAGTCGGATGACGATTACTGCAAGCGCGTCATGCAGGACTCCAAGGAGCAGGGCAAGGCGGCTGCCAACGAGGGCACGGACATCCACGCGGCGATTCAAGGGTATTACGAGGGGCAGGTAGTCCGCGCCCACGAACAGAGCGTACAGGGCTGTGTGGATAGGCTCCAAAGCCACTTTGGGAATAAGCCTTGGATTGCCGAGCGCTCCTTCGGCCACGAGCTTGGCTTTGGCGGCAAGTGCGACCTGTTCACAAACGTCGGTGACGGCATCGTGGTCGATGTGAAGAGCAAGGAATTCAGCGACCCAGCCAAGGTGGACGCTTACGACGAACACCTGATGCAGCTTGCGGCCTACCGCGTTGGGCTGGGTGTGCCCAAGGCACGCTGTGCTAACGTATTTGTGTCCCGCTCGGTGCCCGGTCTAGCTGTGGTCAAGGAGTGGGACGCAGCAGACATTGACCGTGGCTGGCTAATGTTTGTCCACCTTCTGACCTTTTGGCAACTCAAGAACCAACACGCATGAAATACCTTACCGAAGAAACCATCAAGCAGATTTTTTTTCAATCTGACCGCCCGCGCCGTGACGCCATATTGGCCGACGAGGTGGACATCGTGCAGTTTGCTAATAACCTGATTGCATATGCCCACCCGCATCTTGCCAAAGCAGAGCATGAGCGCTGCGTGGAGATTGTGCGGGGCATGAACCCCAACGTGGCTACGGTTTTGGAGAACCAGAAGCCTTAGCGCATGGGCTGACCGGACATCCTCTGTCTGGCTCGGTCTGCTGCTGCGCGGTCTCGGAAGTAACGGTACCCACCAATACCAACAGCGGTTAAGCCAGCGGGTATTGCCACAAACGGCGAAGCGGCAAGAGAAGCGCCTCCAGCAAGGAGGCCAAGGCCAGATAGGGCCATGTCACCGTAGTCACGTTGTTCGCTGGGCCTATCCACTTGTTGCTTGATGTTCATGCCTTCGCCTAAAGCGCCAGCAACAGCGGCAGGCGGGCCTGCGTAGCGCATGAACGTGCCAACGCCTTTGCCAACTTTGGAGTCCATCAACCCCGTGAACAGGTCTCGAACGTACTCCAGACCACCCGGTTTTGGTGGCGCGGTGGAGATGGGTGCGGCCACGGGCATGGGGCGCATGGCAGCAGGTTGGCCTCCGGGCACTTCTGGAGATGGCGGCACTTCAGGAATTATTCTGAATGATTCACGCGGCCCACCGCCTCCGCCAGCAGTAGGAGTCATCAGACCACCAAAGCGTGGGTTTTCTTGAAACTGATTTGGCGCAATTCGGTTGATGCGGTTAAGCGCTTCCCTACGTTGAGTGGTCAAGTCATGGACACCGCCTTCGTTTGCGGTCATATCTAAAGCCTGACCAGCTTCAATTTCATTTAACCCAAATTTGGTTCCATAGTTAAAAACACCAGAGCCACGGCCAGTAGCTCCTGCGTTGCCACCAACGGCAGACAACGGCCCAGTGCCTCTTGCAGCGCTTCCAGCGGCTCCAGCACCCCCTGCGGCCTGAGCGGCTTGCGCAGAGGCTTGGGCAGCACGGGCTGCTGCTGCTTCTTGCGCAGCAATGCGGCCTTCTTCCAGCATCCGAGCAGAAGCTCTCACCGCAGCAGGAGCGGCACGCTTTACAGCAATGGCTGTACCAGCCGCAGCGCCACCAAGTTGTGCTTTGGCTCGGTCTTGCGCCTCTTCAATAATTTTGCGGTCACCAGCGGTGCGGGCTTGCGTCTCGGCAATTTTTTGGTACATGTCGGGAGGAAACTCGTTGACAGCAGATGGCGCAACAGCCTCTTCAGCAGAAGCGGCAGCAGGAACTTCAACGCCACCTTCATCTGCTGTGTTAAACACGCCATACGACTGCAACTTCTGAACGTAATCAGCCGTTTCTGCCGGGATTCCCTTTTCTTTGACATTGGTGTTGCTGAGGCTCACATCTCCCGCGTTGTACAACGCAGCAGACAGCAGCCAGTCACCCTTGGTTCTGTTCAAATTTTCTTTTAGAGCTTTCAACCCAGCCTCAATGTTGGCGTCTTCGTTGCGAAGCTGGTCTACGGTGTAGCCCAAAGCCTTGCCCGTGGCTGGCATCACTTGCATCAGGCCAATAGCGCCCGCTTTGCTGTCTTTAACCTTGGGGTTGAACTGGCTTTCGTTCATAACAATGCCAAGCGCCAACGTCTTGGGTATGCCCATCTCTTCAGCTTTTTGGGCAACTTTCAGAGCATACGCAGCCTGCTCATCGCTCAATGAGTTGATGAAGGTAAGGTCGGCCATAAATTATTTCTTTCTCAAGGATTCCAAAAGCGCTTCTTTTGCACTCTTGAGTTGTGGCGGCACTGATTCGCCAGATGACGTAGTTGCCGCTGGCGCACCAAAAAACTTGTTATACAAAGCATCTGTTGCCTTGTCATAGGCTTTGTCAATGTTTTTGGCTTCCTTGCTTGACATCCAATCATTGATAGTGAGCGTATCGTTATTTTTGTTTTGTCGCCATTCTTGAAACGCTTCAACCTTGCGGGCTTCGTAATCTGCTTTTTGAGCAATTAACTGCATTCGGTTAGCAAGTACAACTGGGTTGTCGCTGACACTACCGCCCAATTTTTGAACAATCCTACGTTCGCTTTCAGTAACTGCGCCTTGGCCTTTAAGAAATATTTGGGAATACAACAATTCCAATTCAGCTAAATCTTTGGTTATCAAAGCACGCTTTTGTAAATCCACTCCAGAGACTCCGGGCATAACTTTTGCCAACGCAGTTTCTGCATCAGCCAATTTTATGGTTGTGGTTCCAACTGAAAGGCCATCGGCAACCACCGAGCCAACTGCATTGAAGAACCCGGGTTCAGAAAGAATTCCCACGCCAGCAGGCGACAAAATGACGTTGTTCAAAACACGCGAACTGGTGCCCTTCATTTGCCTAGCAACAGCCAATGAATCTAAAAATTTTTGTTCTTTTTCGGCAGCAAGTTCTACTTGTTTTTTGCGCCCAGCTTCTTGAACATTAGCCTCTACATCTTTAGGCCGATTTTCATTTTTGCTGAATTGCTCCATCTCAATCCTGTACCGTTCCATCTCGGCACGGTTTGCAGCTTCAGCATTTGCTTTTGCCGCTTCTTGTGATTTTTGCTCCTCCAACGATGCGTTGGCCCTTAACGGCGGTACGTTAGTAATTTTTGGCGGTGCTGGTTGCTTTAGCCCAGCAGGCGCTGCCGCAGATGAAGAAACAGCAGCAACAGGCGCAGCGGGTGCAGCGGCTTTAACAGGAGTCGGCACCACAGCGGCAGCAGGTGCAGCTTTGGCAGGAACCGCCGCAGCGGCAGGAGGCGCTGGAGGCGCTGGAGGTGTGGCAAGCGCTGGAGGAGCAGCGGCTGCAACCTTGACGGTTGCGGCTGGTTCGGCAACGCCGCCTTCAAGAGGAATTCCCTTGGTTGCGTTTGCCTTGAGGAAGTTAAGCACCTGAAGGTCAAATGGACTTACGTCTTTTTCCGACTTGGCGTTGTTCAAGCGGAACATTGAACCTATCACTTTTTCTTCAATAGGACTCAGCTTCGTACCTTTTGGCAACGGCTGCAAAGGAGTGCGTTGTCCTGATTCCATTGAAATAGCCGAGAACAAAGAAGGAGCTTTCAGTTGAAGACCAATGAAGGCGTTGTTGAGTTGCTGCTCGTCCACTATTTCACCGCCCGCTGGGGCTTTGCCGCCTGATTGTTGCTCGTTGTACATCTTGACGATGTTTGCGGGCACAGTGCCACTCTTTAGGTACGCTTCAGCAAACGCCTTTGCTACCTCTGGGCCTTGGTTGTTGGCAAACTCGTACAGCTTGGCTGTGCGTGCATCAACCTTGTAGGTTCCGCTGCCCATAAACAAGTCAATGTCTTTTGCGCCTGATGGTGGCAATCCTTCTGGCTGCACATACTCTGTTTTTCCCGTCCGGTTGTTCATCCTGACGCCGCCTTGGAGAGTGAACTGCTGGTTCTGGAGCTTCATCAACTCCATAAGCGCCTTGGCGTTTTCATCATTGCCGTAAGTGACAACGTACTTGGCATACCTTTTCATGGCATCCATGTCTATGCCAGTCTCACTTAACCTTTGAGTTGGGCGAACGCCATTTTGAACTAACAAGGCAACCGCTTCTTTTCGCGGCATACCATTGGCTTCAAGAAATGACACGGCGTCTTGGTCGCCAAAATCATCTGCTGCACCTTCACCAGAGGTGCCGCCAAACAATCCTGCGGCGGCTTGCGTTTTTCTGCGCATGAGTGCTTGGTCACGGCGTGACTGCGCAAGCTGGAGGTTTGCAGCGGAGGTGTCTATCTCTTCTTGGCGCAGCTTGCCCTGCATCTCTTCGTAGTTCTTTGCGGCCATGCCAACTGCTTCGCCAAAGTTCCCACGGGATGACAGAAGCCCTTGGCCGATTGCCATGAGGGATGGGTCGTAGTTGCGTTGCTGACGCGCTGAGTAGGCGTCCATGACCCGACGCATTGCTTCGTCAACGTCATCGTCCTCATCAATTGCTTCGCCATACATTGCTGGAACCTTCAGCGCCTTGACGGCTCCTGAAGATAAGGCACCTTGTTTTGCTGCGGGCATGACTTATCCTTTATTCATCGTAATACTGGTAGTCGCCAGTAAATGATGGGTTATCTGTAAAGTAATTTTCGTTATAACCTGAGTAATCTACCGCTGGATAACCCGTGAAATTTGGATTATCTGTAAAGTAATTTTCATCGTAATTTGTATAGTCTGGAGCAGGAACTCCCGTGAAATCTGGATTATCTGTAAAGTAATTTTCATCGTAGCCCGAATAATCTGGCGGTCTAGCTGAATTGTCAGGGCCAATGTAGTTGCCGCTTGAGTCAAACTTATTTCCCGCCGAGTCCGTCATGGTTCCATCACCGTTGTACTTGACGCCGCCGCTGGTGTCCATTGATGGGCCAGTATTGCCTGTCCCACCTCCAGCGCTTCCGGGATTTGTTCCTCCTGTGTAAGGATTTGTTCCGCCAGAAGAGCCGCCCGGAGAACTGGCTCCACCACTGCTGCTGTTACCAAAACCTTTAAGGAAATTAGAAATGCTGCTGCCCGTAGAAGATGCCAAACCACTGATGCCAGAGCTATTCAGCAGACCTTGCAGGGTGTTGGGCCTTGTAAGTATTTGGTTTGTCACTGGGTCGCGCTGGACTCTTCCATATGCATCCAACATAGGGCTGTCTCCAAACATGCTGGCAAGCGAAGCGCCAACACCGAGCGTTTGAGCCAGTGGTGAGCCTGCGTAGTATTCTTTGGACAGCGGGCCTTTTTCTTCCGCAACAGTGGTTCCCGGCACGGTGTACCCACGCATCAGTTGAGACACGTTTGTTGCGGTCTTCAATGGCGCATCAATCAACGACTGCTCGTATGCCTGCTGCTCTGTTCCAGCCTTGGTCAATGCACCAGCGCCAGTGAGTCCGAGAGACTGCTCTTGCCCAGCAAGGTCACCCTGCGTTCTTGCCGCTTGGTTTTGCAGTTGGGCGTTGTTCAGAGCAGCAGTCACAGCAGCGTTGTAGCCCTTGTCCAGTGCGCCAAACTGTTGACCAGTCAAGTTGGACTGAAGGTCAGCCATTGTTTGACCCATTGCGTTGGCGTAGCGTGAGCTACCCAGACCGCCCGTGCTGACAAAGCCAGCCTTGAGTTGCGGCATCAGGTTGCGCTGGATGTTCTGCTGTTGCAGTCGGGCCATCTCGTCCACTACGTTGCTGGTGTACGGACTCATAAAATCTTGTACCTGCGGAGCAGCGCCAGCGGCTGCTGTACCTGCGGTGGCCGTAGCGGCGGTCAGACCCGGCCTGTAGGCTGTTGCGGCACCGGGGGTGGCGGCAAAGCCTTGCTGCTGCATCTCCGTCAGGGGTGCAACCTTGTTGGGGGCTGCAAGCGCCGTCTGCCCCGCTTGGGACAGGCCACTCAGGTAGTTGGTGTAGTAGCTGGGCGCTTGTTGAGTAGTGGTTTTTGTTTGCGTAACGTCTGGATTCGCCCGCGTATCAAAAATGGTATCAGCCATGTTTAGCTCCTTGCCGCTTGGTGTTCTTCAAAAAGTCCAACGGTGACTTGATTTCGGGCGGCAAATCTTTGGGTTTTGCTGACCGCACATGGGCACGAATGCCGTGCATCATGTCATATAGTTTATCCGACCCCGCCTTTGTGGAGCCGTTGCCAATCGCAGCCACAACGTCGGCTGGGAACACAAATTCGCCGTCTGCCAGCATGGCCGGGATGTCATCCGACTGGCCGTCTCCAGCGCCCGTCACGGCGTCACCGTGGCGGAAGTCCACCCGCATCTTGCCGCCCGCCGCCATCAGGGGTGTGCTAAGTCCACCACGGGCATATTTTCCATACCTAGTGCCAGTCATTGCGCCGCCAGATGCGGCTTGGATTCCTGTCTTCATGTACGCAGGAACTCCATCTGGGGAGTAATTTTCGCCTTGCATGGCAACCGCCTCCGGGGACAAAATGTCTTCAATAGGTCGGTCAACGCCATAGGTGTAGGGGTTCATGTCGGTTCCTTGCGGGGCTTGGTCACTCAATGCGTATTGGACAGCATTGGGGTCTTCTGATTGTTGAAGCTGCTGGAACTCTTCCAAAGCGCTTTGGAACTTGGGTTGGTTTGGAATAACCTTGGTTTGGAAGTTGGAGGCCATACTGAGTGGTGCAATAGAGGACAAAGAAGCTGTACTGGTGTTGCCGTCGTTGGTCATTCCAGACAATGAGGTGGCTCCAGATGAGCCAGAAGAACCAGATGAGCCAAGACCGAGCGCACCAGACAAGCCAAAGGCGGCGGCACCGAGCGCATCAAGAGATGATGACGAAGTCTTGCCACTTGTTGGAGCCTTGGCTGGTGCCTTGGCTGGTGCCTTGGCTGGAGTTGCGGCAGGAGCGGGTGTTGCAGCGGGGGCATTGGAAGACCCACCACTGCTTGTGCTAAGGTATCTGTCTAGCGCGTCCTCTGTGCTAAACCCAGTGTTTACAGACTCTCCAGTGGCTCCTTTTTCGCCACCCGTGCCCATCGTGACACCCACGTTTTTTAATCCGGTGTTGATGGCATTGGCAATACTTTTTGTTGTACCCCAATTTTGATTCAAGCCTTTAGTAACGCTTCCAACGGTTTTTCCTATTGCGCCGTAAAGGCCAGTTTCTTTGCCAAACAATCCCGTGATTACAGGGTTGGTGCCAAGCTCTTTTGACAAAGAGGTGTTAATTTGCCCAATCAGCGCAGAAGAAACGGTTCCACTCACATCGCCGTTTATGACTCCAGTAACCACGCCAACAGGAACTTTTAATTGTTTTGCAACCAAGCCCGCTAAAAAGCTAGTTGCGACATCCCCAACAGTAGTTTTTCCTTCGTTCAGGTCTTTGATGGTCAATGCAAGGCTCATTCCGGGAATGAACATTGCCGCCGCTTTGGCTATTGGCGTCACAAAGTTGGTGAAGTCTGTTGCCGCAACAACACTGTCAACGGTCTGGCCGGGGTCGTTGGTGAAGAGACCTTCTACGCCTTGTACTTGGACGTTGGTGCCAAAGGTGTTATTGGGGTTGACGTTTGTCATGTTCCCCA